GAGCCGCCGTCGTTTCGGTCGCGCGCATCGCCATTTCGCCTTCGACCTTATCGAATAACTGCTGCGCATCACCCGGAAAGAGGGCGTCAAGCTTGGCGCGATTGGCAGTCGCCTTGGCGAACAGCATTCTGGCGGCGGAGAAATCCCCCGAAACGCCGTCTAGCCGGTCATGCAGCGCCGAGAGCGCGCCGGTTCGCATGGCGTCGAGTTGATCGGGCGTCTTAGCAGCAATGCTGCGTTGGAGATCCTCAATCCTCGTTCCGCTCTTGAAAAGGCCCGTTCCTTCCTGAAGAGCGTCATTTTCCGCCATTTTCGCGGAGTAAATGGCGTCGCCGGCCGCAAGATTGGGGTCGGCCTTAAGCACCTGATCCAGTTGGCTGCGTACAGCCACCGCCTGGCGGATGGCGTTGGAACCCCCGGTTCGTTGCAGCGCCTCGATACGGTCGTCCATTGCCTGCCGGGCGCCCATCAACGCCTCAGGATCATCCTTTGGCACGAGCGTCCGTCCGGTCGGACCCTGAACAGATTTCGTCAGATCCCCCTTCGCCTTTTGCAGTACGTCCTCAACGGACCCGCTGAACTTTGGCAACTGCGCGTCAATATAGTTCAGCACTGGCTGAATGTTCATCGGTTGCGCGGTGGACCGGAATGCGTTGTAATAGGGCGCAGCGGCTGTGCTGGCGTCCGTCTTGATCGCTTGCTGGGCTGCCGTCAGATCGGGCCGCGGGCCGATGAATTGCGACGCCGCGTCGCCAACTCTGTCATCTTTCCCGGCCGCCCGTCCGATCATGCTGCGGCTTATGATTGAGTTTGGCTTGCCGCCGAGCGCCGCTAGGCCCCCCGTAACATTCGCTAGTTCCGGGTCGACGTCCGCGAGAACGGCTTCCGGTCCCATTCTGGTCATCGCCGCCTGCGCATCGGCCGGCGTCAGGCCGAGTTCCGCCAACTTGGCGGCAAGATAGCGGGAGCCGGAATTGACGCCGGATATTGCATTCGTCACCCCGCGCAGCGCGGAACCCGCCAACATCCCCACGCCTGGGGCGGCCACGCCAAAGACGCCACCGAGCGCCGCGGCTCGTTCTGCGTCCTGTGGACTTCCGCCGCGCGCTAATGCATCGGCGCCGCCGATTAATGATCCAGTCGCCCCGCTGGCAAGAGAACGAGCCGCCAATGATCCTGCGCCAAGGCCAAATGCCCCCGGCGCCGCCACCATCGCGGGCAATGTCCCCGCAGCCGCGCCGCCGATACGTCCTGCAAGCGCCGTCTTGGGATAAGCGGCAGTCGACGCATTCCCATAATTCTGAATGTCCGAGAGAGCCTGATCGTAGGGCTGTCCCGTAGCCTGCGATTGGCCAAATGCCGTAAGCCTCTGCATGCCAGCCTGGGCATATGGGCCAACAATAGGAATGCCGCCGAAAAATCCTGTTGCAGCGGCATTGGCGGCCGATGGCGGCGGGATAGGCGGCGACCCTGCGGGACGCGCGGGCTGCGGCGGGGTCTCCGGTTGCGGGGGGCCGGGAGGAAGGGGAGTTTCCGGCGCTGTGGAGATTTCATACCCAGCCAGGGGGTCTGTTATTTGGGCTGGCGGCGCTGCTGCTTTCGGAGGGATCGCGAATTCTTCCTTGGCCGGGGCTGCCGAAGAAGACGGCTGATTGGCTATTTCATATCCCGCGAGAGGATCGGCTAGCATGTTAGCGACGTTCGTCGCGTTAGCGGCCGGAAGATTGGCCGATGGCCCAGCCATGTGCCCAACTGCCGCGTGCGCTATGTCATCCTGAGACAATCCACCAGATCGGTTAACGCCGGTAAACCCGGTTATGCCCTGTTTCGCGGCCCCCATCCAAGGACTCCAGCCGTTTTGCGACACATACTTCATCGCAAAATCGATCTGCTGCCGGATGGTCGATGGATCACGCGCATCGAGCCCGGTCGCCTTGGTGAATAGGTCTCCGATCCCGGAGTTCGGCATGCTGGGATTGAGGCCGCCATAGTGGAACTGGAACGGCCCGAACGACGATCCGCCATCGCCGACATATCCGCCCGCGCCCTCGCCTTTGAAGACGCGCAGCGCAATATTCGGATCGATGCCGTTTTGTAGTGCAGACGTTGCGATAGCCGCCGAGATGCCCATCGATTATTGTCCGGCCGGCGCGGCGACAGCGCCGACTTGGCGCGCATCTCGAAGTGAATTGATAAACTTATCGTAAGCGGGATTAGGTTTATCGGGCGTGGACTTCGGACCAAGGCCCTTCATGACCGAGGCGCGTTCTTGCGGCGTCAGTAGGTCGAAATTGAAAGCTTTCTCGTCATAGTTATTATAGAAACTAGACTTAAAGCCCAAATAGTTGTTCTTATACCCATCTTCCGGATGCTGCATCGCATATATCTGCGGCATGGCGATGTCCATGCGGTCGAGCGCGATCTGGTTCTTGGTCTGTCCAAGGATACCCGGTTTCGACGCCATCGTGTTCGGGGACGAGACGAGCGATTGATGCAATCCCTCGTCGGATCGTCCAGCACTACGAGACATGCCGCTATAACGGTTCAAGAGCTTGTTGACCTCATCGCTCGCTTGCGCATCGGTTGCGTCTGGCGCAATAATTCCCGCCTGAATCAGGCCGTTGCGGATCTTGCTATAATTGGCGGTCTGCGGCCCGAAATTCTCTCCGCCCATTTGTTCGATCATTGGGAGGGCCATCGTCAGCGAACGCATGTTGCCCGCCATGGTGGAGGATGTCTGCTGATCGGCTTGGAATGCCTGCATTCCGGGGCCGAGTCCCTGTGGAGTAAAGCCGCCGCCCTGGCCCTGAACTGCCTGCGCCTTCGGGACGACTCCAGACTGACCACCGGGCGTCGTCGTCGGAACCATTTCCGCTCCCGTAGCGGGGCCGGCGGCCGAAATGCCAAGCTGGGCCAAATAGGCCCGTTGGGCGTCCTGTCCCGCTGAATCCGGCGGGAAGCCCGCGGCGACGCTCTGCCATACATTCGCGGGGATGTTTGGATTGCGTACTGCTGAACGCGCTATCGCGCCGAGGAATGCGGTTTGATTGAGGTTCTTTTGCCCCTGCAACGCCGCTAGATCACCCAGCGCAACCTGACCGGCCGCCGCGCCCTGCTGAATCAGGGCGGTTCCCTGCTGGATATTCTGGCCGCGCATCGCGGTCGCGTCTTGCGTGTATTGCGAGCCGGCGATCCCAGGAACGCTGCCAGCGTTTGCGAGAGCCTTGTTGTAATCGAACCCGCTCGGGCCCATCGAACCCGTCAGCGCCCTTCCCGCCGCGCCCTGCGCGTTGAAAAGCTGTTGCGCCCGCTGGTTCTGTTGCAACTCGATCATCAGCGGGATCATCTGCAACGGATTGCCGCCCAGCGCGGATTGCGGCGGTTGCGGATAAAGCCCCTGAATCGGATTGCCTCTGGCGCCTAAGCCCATTGCGGTAACATCTTTCTCTTGCTATCTGGAGCCTGCGCAGCGGCGTGGAAGGACACGCAAGGATGTCGCACGATTTCATCAGTCTGGTTGACCGTGCCAACTGCCAGACAGCCGGTTTCGAGTCCGGCCTGCGCGTTCATTTAGCCCCCTGTTGATACTGAGAAATCAGCCCTTGCATGATCTGGCTATGATTCTCTGGGTCATAGTCTCCCTGCGGTGTCCCTGGCTGGGGCGGGGCCATCTGGTGATGGGCGAGGACCGCCGTCGCCGCTTGGTCGGAGCGCGTCATGTAGGCTTCCAGCCACTTTTTCTGTTCGAACGGCCGATCGGGAAAGCTCGCCAACTCCCTCACGGCGTCCGCGGGCGTAGCAATGCCTTCGCTGACCAATTTCGTCACGCCGTCAATCACCTTGGATCGAACGTCGGTTTTGCCGCAGTCTGGATCAGCGAGGAGAGACGCGCATTCGCTGGAGATAGCGCCAAAGTGGCGGAGCGCGGCGACGGTCTGCTGGTGAGAAGGGGGAGGAGGCGGTGCGGCCGGACCCGCGCCTCCTGCTCCACCCATTCCGGATTGCGGCGAGCCCTGGCCTGTCGGCATGGGAGATCCACCCATCGATGGGCCGAGAAAGCCCTGCGTCAGTGCGGGACCACCCGGCTGTGGATTGGGCGCCGGGGGAGCGCCGCCGAGCGCGGAAAGAGCATTTGCCAATCTTAAATCCCCCCGGCGGCGGCAAGCTGTTGGTCGGTTATGTTGCCAAAGATCCCGGAATTGTTGGCGCTGTTGCTCCCCAGAACGGAGTTGAGGAGATAGGCGTTACCAAGACCAGATACCCCGCCCGCGAGGGCGTTGGTCGTCCCCAATGTCCCTGATGCGAGCGCATTACCGCCCGCAGTGGCTGACTGGCCTATGCCCTGCCCGACCGCAGTCGAATTACCGGCGAGAGCGGCAGCCGCCCCCGTCCCCATGTTGGCGAAATTCTGCGCGCCTTGCACATAGTTGCCGTAATATGTCCCTGCGAGGCCGTTATTATAGTCAGAAACCGCCTTAGCCAGAGGCCCCGTAGATCCCCCCAAGCCTTCAGCGGCGAGCGTGTTTTGAGCCTGCTTTGTTCCCCATTGGCTCTGAAACTGGAATCCGGGGAGCTGCGACAATGTTGATGCGGCTGTCCCAGGCGTTAACAGGGACTGGAGAGTGGGAAGGACGCCTTGGCCAGCCGTGTAGTATGGCGAGAGCGCCCCCTGCGCCTGCCCGAACATCGCGAGTTGAGCCTGAATGGCCTGTTGCGTGCCCTGCTGCTGCTGCTTCGCCGCTGACTGGGCTCCGAGAGCCTGAATCCCGGCGCCCGCCAGGGATGTCGCGCCAAGGACGCCCGCCGCTCCAAGTCCCATCTCAATCGCCTCGCAAATTCAATCGATAAACCTGACCGTCAGGTCGGGCGCCCAAGCGGCTGTACAGCGCGCCCATCTTCGGCCCGGAGCCTCTCGGACCCGCACGAAACCAGATTTCATCTGCGCCGCCCTCACGAGCTGACCTCACCGCGGCGCGTTGTAACTTTGTCCCCAATCCGGGGATGTCCGGAGAGACATAGAATGCCGTCTGCGTGGCAATCCTCATGTTTTGTCCTTCGAGGGATGGCCCATAGATGGTCGCCAGATACCCAAACATCCGGCCATTCGACCGGCCGGTCAGAATCTCCAAAGAACCAAGAGCGTCCAAGGCCCGGAAAAGTGGGATGTTCTTGGTTTCGAAGGAAAACGGAGGTTCTCCAACCGCCGTCGAGTGTTCGGCGAACAGATGCTGTCCGTCCCGATACCAACTTTCGAAAGACTCCCGTTGGATGGTCATTCCCTCTGGAGGGTTCGTTTTCTTGATCGCCAAATCAGCCAGCATCGCATGTCGCGCCACAGCGGCCGCGCCGACAAGTTGGGGACGATAGGCCGCCTCGTAGCGCATGAGCGCCGGCATCGAGCATTGAAGATTCATGGCGTCTAGAGTCTGCCACCATTCGGAATCATGCTTATAGGGCAGGCAATGCTCAAATATCCGCGCGCAGACACTTTCTTGTTTTAGGTCGGAAAATTCGACAGAAAGAACATTCGGCAGGCGCAATGCCATTTGGCGTAATTTCGCGTCAAATCGCCACATAGCGCGAATTAGCTCTGGTCGATCAAAGGCGAACTCGCCGCCCATATCGAGCCGCATCAAACTCTCGACAACCTCCTCAACAGGCCTTCGCACCACGACCACGCGGGCGTCCGGCCGATATTTCGGCAGCAACCGCCAAAACGGCGCGGCTGCGGTCTCGCATGTCCCTGTATTGGGCAGCGAAAGCCATGCCTGGACATCAGCCAGACTGCGAACGTGGCGCAATTCCTCATGCGAACATGTCCACCGGCCATAGGTCAGGAACCGCGATAGCCAGGCGGTGCGCGATCGTGGTAGGGCGAAGACAACGAAGGGGGCGCTAAAGATTTGCCAACCCCAATTTTATGTTTAACATTTTGACGTAATTGGCGAGCTTACGATATTGAATTGGATCTAAATTATCTGGTGCGGTGAATGACCAGCCATGACCACTCCACCAAGATATGTGGGGCTTTTTCAATGCGTCCGCCTCGCGCCGATAAATCCGCCGCCACTGAGCGTTCCCCCGGCAAACGTGATGTTTGCGCTAAGATGCGCCGTCGCGCCCGCACTGAGGCTGATTCTCATCATGCCCACTGGAGAAACCTGGGCGAGCGCGGCGCCGAACGTCTCTTGAAGCAAGAGATATGCGCCCCCGTTGGGCGCCCCCGGGTCAGTCACCGAGGTCGTATTTATCCAGGCTCTCACTATGCTGGTTGTCGTTCCCGCAGCCGGCGACGTGCTAAAATTAGCCCACACATCCCAATCACCGGGCGAAAGCGCGATCGACGCGACATCGGCAGACGCCCCGCTCGTCAATGACACCGTATTGGTATTGGAGATATATTCGCCGATGTTGCCCGAACTTGCCGCCGCGCTCCCCGCTACGCCTGGATATTGACCGAGGAGGGTCACAAGATCCGCCGAGGCGATGTCCCGAAAAGTCGGCGTTGCGGCCGCGCCGCTGACTGGGCCTGCGAGGAAGACGTTCGCCGCTTGCGTTGCGAAATTCGCCCCGGTGAGGAATGCCCATTGCGGCGCGGAAGCGCCAACCTCGAGCAACTTTCCCGGCGCGCCGAGGGGCAACGTCTGCCAGAGCAGCAGTCCTCTATATAGAAGTGACCCCTCGGCATTGCCGATGGAGTCGAGGGCAGCGCTGACACCGGCGCCCGTATTGGTCCTCGTATAGAGAGAGAGGAGAAACGAGTAGAACTCTTTGGTCGAGTCCCCGATATTTGGATTGACGATCGGCGAATTGATGCCGGGGATCGCCGATGGGAAGAACGAGGACATTACGCTCCATGCATGATCGGCTCGAGATATGCGCCTTGCAAGGCGCAGGGGCCAGGATAGACCCACATCAATTCGTACACTCGATCACGCGCCATCCCGAGGCCTCGCCAGCGGATCAGTGACCGATAGAAGCCGCTTGAGCCTATCAAGCCCGATGACTGCCCGGTGGCGAAGTCGGCAACGAAGGAAACGTGCGTGATTTCCTTCATGTCCGCCATTTGGTGCGGGAAAGTCCTCTTAAAGACGATGGGCGTGCCGTTGTCCGTGTAGAATTTCGGATCGAGGGCGTAAATCGAACCGTTTGACCAATCCTGCCCGACTATTGTCGTCGGGTATCCCAGTTGAGGCGTCGGCGCGATTGCGCTCTCCGGCGCGCGATAGCCCCCAACTGAAGCGCAGAATGAAACCGATTCCCGATGCGGTATGCCGTTCTTGTCGATGAAGGTCCGCCGATGCCATTGCTCGGTCGCGAGATCGTATCCCCATGATATGTCTGCTGTCGGAAAATGAAAGACAATGAACGTATGGCCGCCCTGCTGAAAGGTCATCGCAACGCAATCGTCGATCCGCGTATAGGTCGACCATTCGTATTCGAGAGCGCGGGTGGAAATTGCCTTGACGCCGTACCCTTTAGTCTCGACGGCTAGCGCCTGCCCCTGCGGATTGCGCGAAATCCAGTAGAGGTTGATATCGGCCTGAACAAGGGAATATGGCGCAGCGCAACCATAGGGGACGAATGTATTTGGCCATTCCTGATAAGGGAAGGGCACCGACCCTGCTAGATACCAGACTTCAGAGCTTTTCGATCCGATTAGCCACGCCTGCCGCAGATTGAAAGCGAGCGTGACGATGGGATCAGGGGCAGAATCCTTGTTGGCGGTTTGCAGTGCGTTGAAAGTGATCGAGTTCGGGTTGGAGACGATCCAGGCATTTGTGCCGGGATTGTTGAACGCCATGAAAGTGTCGGCGAAATCCACTCGCGTGGCGCCGACGAATGTCCCCGTCGTATCCACGATCGGGGCAAAGCCGGTATTGCCAGCCAGCGTGAGCTGATAGCCCAACGGGCTGCCGTCGACAATGACTAGGGTCGTCCCGTTGTCGGACATCGAGACGGGCGTCGATAAAGGATAAGAGAGCGTCCCGAGGGGAGTGGGGCTCCACTTCCAACTAGCGTCGATTGCATAGACGGACTGGCCGACGACGGCGTATAGCGCGCCGTTGGACGCGCAGAACACCCCGCGGCCCTGGCCCTGAGTGGGAGGCGCAGACAAAAACCGCTTGCCCTCGCGCGGGTAATGCGTGACCGGAGTGTCGGGCTCTGCGTTTTCCGGGTTGAGTTCCGGAAACAGGTTTTCGCAAATGAGATAGTTCGCGATGGCGTCGCGCGCCTGATAGGCCCCGGACGTGAGAGGAATCAGGTTCTGTGAACGAACGGGCACTATACCAGCCCCTTGGGCCTATAGTTCGACCACGTATGTCCGCCGTCGTTCGAATAGCGCATGAAGAGAGACGGGATCGGCTGTGGTGAGGTAGGAGAATAGGGCGTTTGAGGATTGCCGGGGTATGGGACCGAGCCAGACGGAGGCGGGGGCGGAGATGTGGGGCCGAACATATACATTGACGTGATGTTCAGCCCGAGGATATCGACGGGTGTTATCGGATTGGTCTGCCAAGACCCGCCGCTGATAACGGTGTCCAGTTTGTAGATTGTGTCCGTGCCGAAATTCTGAAACCCAACGGCGAAAGCGAGATCGTTTGCCGATACTGCGGCCTTCATCGCCCAGAGTTGCGCCGTCACGCTAGGAGGCGTCTGGAATGTCCATGTCGCCCCGGAATCGACGGAGGTCGCGACATAGGACTGATAGGGATAGCTTCCATTGCCCTGAACGCCGGAGAAGCAGACGATAAGCGATGCACCGTCCGGCGACATGCCACAGGAAGAAAAACCGCTGCCGCCATTAGCGAAATTGGTCTGATTGGTTCCGCCAGGAACCGGAGGGGCAATCTGGCTCCATGTCGAGCCGGAGTTGTTCGAAAGGTAGATGAATTGATCCCAGGTCGAGACAAACAGCACCTTCGTGCCTGCGGCCGAGCAAACGAGCTGGCTGTTGTTTTCCGTGTTTGGATTTGCGGTGCCCGTTGGCGGCGCCGTCACATCCGCCCAGGTCACCCCGCTATTGGTGCTCTTGGAGAGGAAAAGTGTGCCTCCGGTCGATTGGCTAGTCGACGTCATATAGAGGATCGACGCGCCCTTATTGATGGCTGCGCGGCTCCAGAATCTCCCTGTCCCGAGGCCGGTAATATCGCCCCACGTCACCCCGCCGTTGATCGAAATGCGAGGATAACTCAGGGTCGAATCGACCCAATTGCTCGGGAGCGCCAGAATGACGCCGGCCGAACCACTAACCGCGCCGGAGAAGAATGTCTGATGATGCGCGGCCGTGCCGTCCGATGTCGGCCCGGTCGGATTTATGAACGTCCAAAGACCGCCGGCATTGCGCGTGATGTTTAAGGCAGATTCGTTTGGAAGGCCGTTGTATTCGGCGTCGAATGCGACGCACGTTTGCGCGTCGCCGTCGTTCGGCGCCATTTGTAGGTCCGTCCACTCCCCGGCGGAGGTCAGGGTCGTGGATATGGTATAGGTCAGGCCGAGGTCTGTCGTGGTGAACAGATGGCAGGAGTCGTCAAAGAGATAGACGGTATAGGCCGACATCTCTCTAACTCACATCGTCTGGTCAGCGCGCGTCAAGCCAGTCAGCATGTTATCAATCTGTAGGAGAATGCCAAGCAAGTCTGGAAGAGGCTTCCAATCTGGCGCATCGGCCTTCCAATGCTTATCCCAAAGATAAATAGCCATACGCCGCGCGTTGACTAGTGCTTCTTCTTCCACTGTCCTCTTCATTCTAACTCACTGCCCCAGGCAAAGGAGGCCACCAGGTGATCGTCGCCCGCTTGCGTGAGGCATAAGCATCCGCCTCCGCCTTGGATGGCAACACCAGAGATGGCCTGACTGGGGCATCCGAAGGATAAAGCGAGAGACGGAACACTCCATCCCGGGTATCGAACCAGCCATAATACCGGCGGCGGATCATTACTGACCAGCCCATACTCCGGTCTTGGCGCACCATACGATGCGAGAAGTGTGAGCATTGAGCGATAGGCTCGTCGTGTTGTCGATCGTGTCCTGCGCCGCCGTAATCGGATTGTTGGCGATCGAGGGATAGATCGTGCAGTTATTCGCCGTATTGTTGTAGAACATAAGGCATGAGCCCGCATAGGCAAAGGGCAGTGCAACGCCGAGGCCCGTCGATGCCGTCGACGTGTCGATCTCGACCAGCATATTCTGGCCCGCAAGCTGGGTCGCGCCGCTCTGCGCCGATCCTGCCGCCACGACGCCGGAGATGGAACTGAAGTTAACGCCCTGCGCGATGCCGTTCACCCAAACGCCGTCGATTAACTGAGGGCCAGTTCCGGGCGGGGGCTGAATTCCTACTGTCATGGGTCTATTCCTTTATTGTGAGCATCTGGCTCGGGGTGGCGCGCTAACTCTTGCTCGGCGAACATCGCCCGGCAGCGATAGAAGTTGAGTGCGTCAAGGACGTTCTGGATTGCGTCGACGGGCGTGAAGGGATCGGCCCAACCCATGCGCCGAACAGTTTCCTCGTCATCGGGGAGTCGTTTAAGATTGACGCTCAAGGAAGTGTTCCTTTATTGCGAGTCACTGTCCCCGCGGTAGTCGTAAGCTCTGTTCCGGGTTCGCAGGGCGCGCGGCATGACCAGAGTCGACATGGCCGTATTGCCGAGGCGGATGGTGTTGAGCGCATCCCGCGCAAGCGCATTGATGGCCGGATCGGCGGGCATCTGGTAGACGGCGCGAAGCCGCTTCACGAGACACCAGTTTAGCGCCGCCTCGTATTCCGGCGGGAAGTTGATCTGCTGCTGAAGGCTCTGGAAACGAGGCAGGACAACCTTAAAGCCGACATGCATCTCGTAAATCGTCGGCTGCGGAATTGGCCAAAAGCGGAGGATTCCGACCGGCCATTGCGGATCGTAGAACACCTGCCAGGGCAGCGTGCCGATGAATTTGACCGTGATCCGCGAATAGTCCTCCTTCGAGGGGATGATATAGATCGGGATATCGACCGGCGTACCGCCCGAGGGAATCTGTTGGGTGAAGCGAAGGAAGGCGTATTCCAGCCGATCAGGACGTGGGTTTATGTTGACGTCCTGATTTAGCCCAACGGTGTATGTGTTGGCTCCGTTTGACGTTATGGCGTAATCTTCGAGCGCGTAGCAGAGCCATCTCTTTCTCGCCCATTGGGCGAGCAACCAATTGACCTGCGTGAACGCCCGGTTGAGGATCGGTTGCTCGATCTGCTCGTCGATACCGACAATGCCCGCGTCGATCAGCGCATTTGCGAGCAATTGCCCGCAATTGCTGATCGGCAGCGCAGGTTCGGCCGGCGGCGGCGAGCCGAGCGGCACGACTTACTCCGTGACGCCTGGAGGAGAGGCCTTGAGGACTTCAGCCTTCAGGCGCTCCAGGCCCCAACGCTTGTCAACCTTGAGGCCAAGCCGCTCCGCCTCGGCGATCCACGAATCATGCTCCCCCGCCAGAGCAAGGGCCTCGCGATCTTCAGCGGTCTGCGCGTATTTGTATAGCGGGTTTTCCTCCTCATGCGCCAGATCAGCGACAGCCTCCTTGGTCTTCTTCCATGCCTGGAAGGCGATGAATTCTTGCCATTCGGCGTCGTCAATGGCGGCTGGCTTGGATGGGCCCCCAGAGCCCTGCAATGCCCCGGCGACGGCCGCCGCGACCCGCGGGATAAGATCGTCTGCCAGATCGCGCTGGGTCTGTGCATGGCTCTGTGTGGCCGGAATATAGTTCTTCCCCGGCCCTGGCTTGTTGGGGTCGAACCGGGTTGTTCCCGCCCATGGCTTTGGACGCCAGGGGGAATCGTCGTTCCAATCCCAGAGGGCCCGGAGGCCAAACCGCTGCCGCTCTTCCTCAGTCGCCTCCCGATAGCCGACGCCTATTTCCGCCGCCTCCTCGGCGTTCTTGCAAATCATAGGCTCTTCGGTTGGATGGTAGAACCATGCCGGATAGGGCTGGAAGCCACCCCGGTTGAAATACTTGGCTAGTTGCTTGATCTTGCTCAGATCCGGAATGACCGGATTCGCGGGCGGAGGATTCCATGAAATCGTCTCGCCGTCTGAGAGCGTGACCTTCATGCCCTCGTCAAGATCAGATGACATCCTGCCCACCGCTGATCTGGGAGGAAGTGCAGTGCCTCTTTCGTCAATCGCGAATTTCAACGTCATAATGTCAGCTATTCCCTATTGAGCCGGCGGCGCGGGCTTGCGCCGCCGGGATATCAGGCGAAATCCTTATTCAGGACGCGATAACGGTCGCCAAAAGCAACGGTAAGTTCTTTCGCGATTTCACTTGCCATCTCATAAGTCTTGAACTGGCCGACAAGGCGAAAGTCAGGGGCGAGGACAACAAACGCAAATGTCCCCAAGAGCCGCTGGATACGGGCGGCTTTTGCTTTTGGCATCTTCATCCGATGTCCTTACGGAATGGCGTCCGCGACCGAGACCGCCCATTCCGGCCGCGGCATCGCCGAGCCGAATAGGATGTCCAAGCGATCGACCGGTTGGTCAGTCGTCGGCTCGTAAACCACGAGCGAACGCATGGAGAGAGTGTCGTAATTGTGCCGTGCGGCCGCAATGACGCCCTTCTCGTTCGGCGGAATCCACAGCGGCGCCACAACCATCGTGATCGCATCCGGGCTATAGGCGATGTTCTGCCGATAGGTGGCGGAAGCGTTGGCAAACGGCGTGATCACTGCGTTGGCTGCCGGCGACGCCGTAACAGTCTGGTACTGCTGCGGGGTGTAAGGCAGTCCCGCATAGGGCGTCGAAGAAGCCGGCGGGATCAGCGCGGGATAGACCGGGATCGACGTCGCCCCTGACGCCACGTTGGCGGTGACGACGAACTGCGCTAGGATGCCGAGCGACTGAAAAGTCGTCCGGTTAACGGCATTGACACCCGCGACCGTGATCACATCCCCCTGGTTGAGCGTCCCGGAAAGCGCTGAGATCGTGAGCGAATTGCCGGTTTGCCCCGCAGTGGTGATGCTCGCCGTGGTTGCGGTTCCGGTCGTATGAGAGACCACGGACTGATCTTCAAACCACCGGAATTGCAACGCCTCATACATCATCGCCGTATTGTATTGGTCGCTGATGTTCTTGACGGGGTTCAGGAGACCCCTCAACGCCAACTGGACACGGGTGTCGGAGCGCGGGGCCAGCACAACCTTGCGCATGCCTTGCTCGCCGAAGTTCGGCGCCGAGTTCTCTTCCAAAATCGCTCTCGCTAGAGCGAATGGCGCATCGTTCACCGCGAGGATGTTGTTTGAGGCATCGACGTTAGCAACAATGTTGCGCACGTTCGGCGCGGTATTAGCCATGATTTGGACGGCCACATTACCGGCGAGCGCATTGGTGCGGGGGAGAACAATTCTCTCCATGTAATCGTCAACATCGAGCGTGGTTTCCGCCGAGGTGAACGCCACATCGATATGCCGCTGCGTCGCGACGGTGATGAGGAACTGCTGTTCGACCGTGTCCTGAATGCTGATCCCCGGCCCGTCCGTGACGGTGTACTGATTGGGATAGCGGACGCGAAGCTGTGCGCCGAAACGGGCGCCTTCATCCCCGAACTGGTCTTCATATTGTCGGTTGATGTTCTGCAAGAAGTAGTTGGTATTCAAGAACATTCTGATGGCATACCGAGTAATCATACTCGGCGTGAGGATGTTGTTGGCCATGGCCGGGATTCCTTGTGGACCGCGCGGCGCGCGGAAAGAGCGGCCTTTCGCCGCAGGTTTGCCTGATCCCGGTCAGGAGATTGCTAGGGAGAACCCCGATAACGTCTCGGGTAGCGAACCCGGTTTAGAGCCCCGGTAGGCTTAGGCTTGCTTTAAAAGCGACCGCCGCGGCGCTTCTGCATCATTTCTTGAAATCCGCGGGTAAACTCTTCATCGGACGCCTTGTCATCGCGCCAGTCGACGGTCTTCGATGTGCTCGAATTGAGGGCCGGGGCCGGCGCAGGGGCCTTGCTGACGCCCCTCCCGACTGCGGCAGGCTTGGCGGCCTCGGCTGCGGCAGGAACCGCCTGTTGGGCCTTCATGGTCATTCTGGTTAGCTCCGCAATGCGATGTTCCGGCCGCATATTGACGAGGCCGACCGTCTTATCAATGTCCTGCGCAAGTTCATGCAATAGTTCATGCGCCTTATCGCCCCCGACCGCCAAGACGGAATGGACGAAAGGATCTTGATCCGCCCCGACTGCGCCGAGATTGCGAATGGTGTTTGTGAACTCGGCGCCGTATTGCGAAGTCCCGCGAGCGCGAAGGGTTTCGACATCACGCAGGAAAAGCTTGTATTCCGCCATCCGGTCGATCGCCGCGGCGTCAAGCGGGGGCTGGGGCTGTTGCGATCGAGGCAAGTCTTGCTGTGACGCCGGACCCTTCGATAGACGATCGACCATCGCACGTAGATCGGCATTCTCACGCGCGACTTGCGCCGCCCGCTCCTCTGCCTCTCGTCGACGAGCGCGCTGCGCCGTCAGTTCGCCGATAATCGGGTCGGAAGGCCTCGCCCTGGCCGGCGGTTGGACCGGCTCGATGGGCTTTGCGGCCTCGTCGACAAGAGGCTCGATGAGATTCGGCGTTGCCGCTAGCGCGCTCGGAGCAGCATTGTCGGCCTCTGCGGGGGCCGGAGCTTCGTCTTTAACTTCCGTTTCTGCTTCAGGGTCCACTCAATGCCTCGTCATGTTGATCTTGGCCGCGCCATTGGCCAGCGCGGCGCGGAAATTTGGGTTTGCGCCAAACTGGTCAAGAATCGCGCGATTGATCGCACGATCGCCCTCGTACTGGGCAGTTCCCGGCTCAAGTTGCAGACGCACGTCCTTCTCTTGCGCACCTTTGGAGGCCATCGCTTGCAGAATAAGAGCTAGGTGCATCTTATGCTTGTCGGCCGGGGGCGTGTTCGGGTCCGCCAGGCGCGAGGCATACATCGCCCGCGCTGCGGTCACAAATGTCTTCCAATTGGCCTCGGCGAAAGCGTATTCGTCCGGCCAGTTGATGCGGAACTTCTCGCTCCGGTTCATGCCATGATAGACGCCGGCAATCTCCTGCGCGTCCTTATAGAGCATTTCCATCAGCTTGAAATATTCGTCGCGGCCGATACGCTCGCCGTTGATGGTGATGTGCATCGCCTATTTGCGCCCAAACGTCACGTTCTTAGTTGCCCTTACTTATTGGTTGCGGAAGGTCCAAATCTCACGTGTATCATTGATTACGACCGTCCAAAGATCGTCATAGTCGAAACCGTAGTCGCGAAACAGGATCGCCCAGCCGCGGCCATGAGGGGTATCTACCTCCATTGGAGGGTCTAAGCGTAGGATGAGCATCGATGCCTAGCGCGCTGTGGGAGAAGGGGAGAGGTTTCAGAAGGTGTTCCACCAGAGGATAAACAACACCAGGGGAGTCACGAGCCCAAACCACACAACCTCAAATATGAGTATATCCCAGTCCCGGGTAAGATATTTCATCACCTGCCTAGCGCGTTCTTTTCTTGGCGCGAGGATCGTCCCGGCTCTGGCTGCCTGGAGTCCACCCATCGCCCTCAAGAGTCTTGCGCGGGAAGTCCTTGTCCGCCTTCATGTCGCGGAGGTTGTCGCTGCGCCGACTGATCGGCGCTTCGTCCTTGCCGTTCACTTTCATTTGCGCTTGCCCTTCTTCGAGGCTTCGGCGCGTCGCTGTACGGCATAGCCGATCGCCGCGGCCTGTGCCTTTGGTTTTCCGGCCCGAATTTCCGTCGCTATGTTCTCGGAGCGGGCTTTGTCCGAGGTTCCTCGTTTCAACGGCATCAAACTTCCTCTCTGTGGGCCTCGGCTAGCGTGTTGTAGGCCGCAGCGACCAGTCGGGATTTCGACGATCGATCAACCGGAACCATCTGCCCTAGGCGCTCGTCGAGGCGAATTAGGCCCGTGTCAGCCAGAGCCACACGCGCAACGCGAATCTGTTCATCGCTCATTGCTCAGTAACCTCCACCACCACCGCTGGAGTCGAACGATCCGCCGGACATATCCATGCTCCCGCCACCGCTGAAGTCGAAGGCGCCGGATGTATCCGTGCCGAGATCCGTCACGCCGCCGCTGCCAAAATCGGGGCCATAGCTCGGGGCATAGCCTCCGATATTCGAATAATCTGAGGTATTGATGCCGAGATCGTTGCCGTAGGTATAGACAGGTACGCCGTATCCACTCACTCCAGCGTCTGCTCCGTAGTAATAGCCAGGATCAGGAACGGACCCTCCGCCGTAGCCTCCGGTGGGTATCCCTGCTTGGTCAAGCAACTGAGATGTATAATCGCTGTTCGTGTTGAACCCCATATTGCCCAGGAGGGCATCGGACATGGTGGATGCGCCCGCGGCCGGATACCCATAGCCATTTGCCCCCGATTGAAGGATCGGAAACCCAGCCGAAGACAGATTAGCCGCCATCTGGCCAAAAGGAACGCGCCCATACGCGGTTCCAAACGGATCAGCCGCTTCCTGCGCGAAATTACCAAGCGTATATTGCGGCGGGACAAATCCGGGAGCCGGCGTGTAACCTAGTCTATTGGAGAAAACATTATTTGTTGCCGCAGTGCCGCCGCCCAGGGGGGCGCCCCCGGATGCCGCCATTCGCGCACCATCGGGAGACGTTTGCGCGAGAAAGTATAAAGCGTTACCAAGCTGGCCCATATTGCCTAGAGTCCCATTTTGCAGGGCTTGAGCAATTTCCTGTGCGCTGGCGCCGACTTGCGATTGCGGGACTATGCGCCCAGGACCGCTAGGGGAATTCAGGTGGCCGGCAAATTGCCCCGGCGCATTCGCCTGCCCAAGAAGATCGCCATACTGGGCAAACGTAGGATTGGCAGCACGATTGGCGAGAACCGCCGCAACGGCGAACTGCCCAGCCTGACTATCTCCTGCCTCACTCTGAATAACCTGAGCAAGCGTGTATGGGTTTGAGAAACCTCCCCCAAGATTTCCCATCATCTCGCCGGCGTTCTGGCTTGGCAGATCGGCCGGATTCACCTGCTGTTGTTGCTGCTGCTGCCCAAACGCCTGCGCCTGCGCCGGAGACAGCCCCATAGACTCAGCCATTGCAAGTGACTGAGGCGATATCGAGCCACCAGAATCAAACGAACCTGAAAGCGCGCTAGACTGCGGCGCCTGGCCTGCGTTGAACGGAGTGCTCGAGCCTCCGCCTCCGCCGCTAAACAGTGCGCCTCCGTCGAGGAATCCCCCGCCACTACCATATGGAGAGCCGCCGCCGACCGAGCCCGGCGAGGATGGCGCTCCAAACCCGCCGGAGAGAGCCGAACCGCCGCCGAAGGCCGAGGAGCCTCCGCCAGGGAATGATCCGCCGCCGCCCTGGCCTAAAACCGTCAGCGTGCCATAGCCGGAAGACGACGGAATATAACTCTGCGGCGAGCCATAGTTAGGCGAAGATTGAGGGAATGGCGAACTTCCGGGTAGGCCAGTCCCCGCATTTGCCCCGCTTCCCCACGCAGGCGGGACAAAAGTCTCATTTCCCCATGCCGACTGAATAGGAGTGCTAAAGCCGCCCCCAAACTGATTAGGAGAACCCCCCATCTGGTTCGGGAAGCTGCCCCCGTTCCCCGCGCCGCCAAAGCCGCCCGAGCCAAATATCGACGAACCGTACCAGCCATTTGCGGGGCCGGCTGTAACTACCTGGGGCATCGTTTAGCCGTGGACCTTCTCGCGAACAAGCAGGAATTTAGCCATTTTCACTGATCATTGGCCGCTCGCGGAGGGCGCGGGCGCGGGTGCCCTAGCGGCTGTTCGTCGCGCGACTTCTCGGACACTCAATAGTAGCCGTTCGTCGCGCGACTTCGTGTCCATGACATAGTCATATGCGTCGGCTGAACCTACCCACCACCGCTTTGTGGTCGTTGTCGTCCCATTATGGAAACTGTCGAGAATATCGCGTGCATGGCGAAGGCTGCCTACGACCTTGGCCAACGCCTCGAGTTCGCTCATGATCCGCTTCCTGCGGGCGTGGGCGCATTGGCCTGCATATTGGCCTCATGCTCCTGCTGTGCTGTGGCCATGGCCATCTCGTGCTCCTGCTGCGCCGACTGAGACTGGCCTTCAATGTCAGACCGATTGGCGTCGACGATCGATTGCAGGCCGACCGAATGGCTCTCAGCCATCAATTCATGCTGCATTTCCGCCTTTTGCCGCGGGGTCAGCGTCAGCCTCTCAATCGCCTCGATCTGAGCCTTCATCCGGTCGGTTTCCGCCCGGTGGGCCTCGATATCGCGCTTTTCGTCCTTGCCCTTGAGGGCGATTTCCTTAAGGGCCAGCTTCTGCACGAGCTCGGCATTGAGCGATGCGAGTTTCTGCGCCTGCGCCTGGAGCGCCTGCAATTGATGCTGGAGGCCCATAACCTGCGGGTCTTTGGCGTCATCGAATAAGTAGGGTTTGAGGGCCTTGATCTCCTTTTGCAGGCGCTCTTGGATCTTCTCCGCACCTGGGAAATCGCCGTACTTGAACAGAAGATCGCCAATTACGCCCGCCAATTGCATGTTTTGCTGCAAAATCATTGACATCGCGCCCCAGGCTTCCTGCCGCTGGGTCGCGTAGTCAGGGCCCGGGTCGGATACGCACTCATATTCCCCAAGCGAGGGGTTGAAGGCGAGCCGGATCGCCTCCTCGTCGTCCTTTTCTTGTTTCAGCTCCTCGACCGGCGTCTCAAGCGTCGGATCGATGCTGATCCAGCGCTTGTCGCCGTCCTCGTCCATCACCTGAAGGGCGCGTTTGGTGTCGTAAATCTTCGGAATGAGGTCGATTAGCTGCGTTCCGACATTCCGAAGCATATCTCCCTGATGCTCCGGGAAATGATAGGTCGCGGTGTCGCCTTGTTGCTGTCTTTCACCAATCGCCTTGCCGGATGCGGCCGATTGCGTGTCATTTTCCCCCATCTGGGCCTGAAATTGCCCGGAAATCATCATCATCTGTCGTTCAGTGGACTCCAATAGCTGGATAACGACCGGATTTGGCTGCGGCGGCGGGATCTTCTGCGGCGGATCGATGCGCTGAAGCTCGCTAGGAGCCTCATCGTCGACGTCGTTATAGGTCATCACCGCGTAATTCTTGCGGTTACCGTCCTTCCACTGCTCCTGCCCCTCAGTCGCCCTCGCCGGGGCGAGCCATTGGCTCTTTGTCGCGCTCCCAGCGTACTCAGCCGCGCTCGAGGCTGCATAGTTCAGTAGGTGCTGGGCATTGATCAGGGGCCTCGTATGGCCCTTGCGGTCCAACGTCCCATCGATCACCAGTTCCCGGCCGACGCACCTTGAGATGGGGATGTACTTTCCCGCCCAAGGGCCTCTCTCAACGATCTTATTACCGGCAATCATAAACCATTCGACCTTCGGATTGAAAACCTTGCGGGTTTTCCCGTCAATCCGGCTATTTTTGATGTCATCCATCAGGGCGTCAAACAGTTCCTGGCCGCTTTCCTCTTTGATCTCCGAGGCCAGTTTTTCGATATATTCGCCACTCTCGTCCTGACGAAAGGCAACTAGCGTATCTGGCCGATCGCTCTTGCGATGATATTTGCAAAGAAGGATTTCCTTGTCGGATATCCACTCCTCCATATCCGTCGCATTGACGAGCGGCGAAGTTCCGACTTGATCTGCGTATTTTGGATATTTACGCTTGAACTGCTTGCGGCTCATCCTCTCGAATTCAAAGCCAAAATTGGCGTCTAATCCGTCCGGCTCAGTGATCCATGGATCTAGATAAACCGCAGTGGGATCGCGCGCCGCCTTGAGATAAATGTCCTGATCGAAAGAGCGCTCAGATACATGTTTGGTTTCGATTATGATGTAGCCGATCCCGCCATCGACCTGCTGTTCGGCAACCTTGCGCCGATGCGTCTCAAACCGGGAGATGTTCTGAATGCGGCGGACAATGCTCTGATAAACCTCGGCTGACTTGTACGACGCGACGCCGCCCATCGGCTTGATTTTGATGCCATAGCCGTTTTTCATCATCTGGTTGATGATGAGATCGTTATGCACCCGCGTATTGTTGATCGTCAGGCATGGCATATCCTGCCCGTCCCGATCCTCGTAAAGCCCTTTTTCCCATTGCCATTGGTTGCGGGGATCGCCGTTAGCGAATTTGATGTCCTCGCGCGCCCTCTCGTCCTCGACGCCCTGCCATTCCTTGCAGGCCTTCCAGCGCTCGACGGCTTCGCGGATGATGCCGTCGTCGCTATCGGTGTCCGTGTCGTCCTGGGCGACGCCGTCCGCGTACAGCATCTATAGCCCTAACCCAAGCCGCCGCTCGATACCTGCGATGTATTCCGCTTCGCGCTCAATCCCGATGGATGAGCATCCGAGATTCCTAGCCGCGACTAGCGTGCTGCCAGAGCCAGCGAACGGGTCAAGGACCGTCTCGCCCTGAGATGCGACAACCGAAATGAGCGCACCCATAAGGTCAAGCGGCTTTTCAGTCGGGTGGCCGCCATGTCGAATGGGCTTGAAAGAAAGAACGTTGCCCACATCCCTCCGACGAGGAGGAGAGCCGACTCCCTTAGTGAAGTGAAGGATCATCTCGTGCTGATTGCGGAAGCACGACCCCATGCCGAAATACGTCTTGTCCCAAATAAGCAATCCGGCATGGCGCAAATCAGCGCTCTCAATTGCCCCAGCGAGCGCCGGCATCATGCGCCAGTCTATGAAGCATAGGACATGGCCGCCAGGCTTAAGGAGACGCTGCCATTCGACGGCGCACGTCCGCATAAGCCATACGAAGCCGTTCGTCGTTAGGCTGTCGGTCCCGAACCACGCAGTGTCTTCAACGCCGCGTGTCATTGACTTTCTGAGGCCCTTTGCACCTTCTCTGCGCGTCCCGCTGGAATACGGCGGATCGGTCACAACCGCATCGATTGATTTGTCGGCAAGCGACCGCATTACATCGAGGCAATCGCCCCGATTGAGCCTTATCTCAACCAAAAGGAATGCCCCGCCTAGTGCCGCATCCATCCGGTTCCGAGCGACTTGGGAGAACGATCCCCGATCGTTGGAATCTTGCCGGTCTGGGCTTTCATCTGGTCCCTCGGGTGCCTGTACCCAGAGGCAAAAGTTCGCGCCGCATCGGCCCCGTGGCTCGCCCAATCGTGTTTTGGAGCATCACGGAACATCTTGAGTTTATCGTCCCATTCCCGATGGTAGGAAGACAGCGCGTCTATGCCGCGCTCGCAGCGTTTTTCGTCGATATATGCGGCGTCCAAAATACGCCTGAAAGCGTTTATCCCGTCGTTTACGTTCCCGCTTTCGACAACCTTGGGCGTTACGCCAAGGCGGCGCATCGTATTGACTCGGTTCCCGTCAGGGTTCCCAAGCTGCTGATGCGCTAAGTCATGCGGGAAATAGTGCGTCCCGTAGATCCAGCGATGCTCTTTTCTCTTGTCCTCGAGCACCTGCGCATAAAACGCTAAATCGGTCGGGCCGGCCGCCTCATAGTAATCTACGAATCGGTACTCTCGTCCAGCAACCTGAATAAACCAAATGCCAGTAGAGTCGGAAGCGCCAAGATCCCAGCTAGTATGCACCAGATTGCCGCGGTCGATAGGAACAGAGCAAATGCGCCCTTCGCTGCGCATTCTCGTAATGGCCGCGCCATAGTACGAACCGAGAAGCGCCGCTTCGAATGAGCAGAAATACTCCTGATCGAAGAACGAGCGGCCTTCGTCGGCTCCATATTCATGCTGCATCTCGCGCAATTCAGAGGCTAGTTCATCCTCCGAAAAGACTCCCGTCTGCTTCGCAGTCAGGACTTCCGCGAACCAACTTGGCTCGCTACGCGCAAGGGTCAGCGTTTTCTTGGCGTGGTTGTTTCCGCGGGGAGTGGTAATGAAGAGAGCCCATCCTCCATTCTCAGCAAGGATTGGCCGGAGAAAGGCCCACGCATTAGGGTCAGCAATAGCCCATTCGGATAGGACGATTCCCCTTGGAGCCGCGCCCACGAGGCTGTCGTAATTGTCTGATCCGACAACTCGCCATAGACTTCCGCCTGTGAGGCGGATCGCCATTTCCTGCTCGCGGGTTGATTCCCTAAACTCTTTCGGAAATGCTTGGTCAATCCGGCGCAATCCTGTGTGGCTATTGACCGCATCCCAGATCACCTTGCGGCCCTGAGAGGCCTCCGGCAGCATATGCCAGTATTCGCCCGTCTGGGCGATCGCCTGTTCGGCCGTCCAGTTCAGCGCCAAGTCGTCCTTGCCGCTGCGCCGATGCCAGATCGCGCAGGCCCGCTTGCCGCCACCTTGCAGATAGTCCCACAGGGGTTGCTGATAGGGTCTTGGCGTCCAGTTGCGGAGCTCCCGGAGCCGAGTCAGCTTGCGCTGAAGCAGCAACTCCGGGAGTAAGAGCGCATCAAGTTGTTCGGGGGAGGGGACGAACTCGATGAGGCGCTCTATTTCTAATGCGTTCACCCACCAGCCGCCTTGCGGCCCGTATAGCTTCCGAGCGCTGCCGCGGCCGCCATGAGGGCAGACAACGCCACAACCAAAGAGACGAAACAGATCACCGAGGCTTCCCGGCTAGTGGGACCGAGCAATTCTCGGGCATGGGGGGCTTCGTGCCGCCCGGGTTCGAATTGCCCGCCGACTCGGAGGGCTTCATGTTGCCGTAGCCGGACTGGTTGTTGAGCGCCATCGACGTTCCGGAGGTTCCCCTCTGAGTGCCGATCGAGTTCGCGCCGTCGTAGTTCATCTTACGTGCCATTGCCTTATCCTTTCAGTTTGGTTTGAATTTGGCAGTCGACTTATGGTGTCGTCGTCCCGGTGCCGGCTGGATAAGTCTGGGCCACGCCCGCCGCAATAAGCGCAAGGCTGAACGTATTGCCGCTCAACCCAACCACTTGCAGCGCGGCATCGTTAAGCGAAACGCCACCAACCCAACCGGATGGAGACACTACGCAGTTAAACATGACCGTCCCTGCGGGAGCGGCCGATGCCAGACCAGACGATACTACCGTAGGGGTGCATACCGTCCCAGTAGATGCCGGCCCCGTGAGTGTGAAACTAGGTACCGTGAACGTCGCCGCTTGAGCCTGAATGGGCAGGCCCAAGAAGCACAAGGCTAGAAGCAGGGCAGGAAGTCCCCACTCGATAGGCGAGTGGCTCATGCCAGGGTTACGGTCCAGTAGCGGTCGGGATCGGCTGCGGAACCGTGGTCGTATGTGTGAGGTCGAGGGTGATCGCCTTCGGTGTCGTATCGGCGACGATATCCACAACCTGCACAAAGGCCGTAAGCCCAGCGCTATCGCTGACGGTGATGAATAGGTCTGGCGCGGCCGGCGAGGCAGGGTTCGCGTGGGCCTGAACCAGGGCGCTGATGCTCACCGAGGAGCCATTGATGACTGCGTTGAGGCTCGCGGGGATGCTCGACACAACCGAGAACACGTCCCCCGCGGGAGCCGGCACTGGCTGTCCAGCCGCGTCGTCGACAAGGATCGGAATCGTCTCGATCACGTCGTTTGCAAGTTCCAAGTTTGCCATGATTTTTCCATTCCTAGTTATGGTGGGGAGGGCTAGGCGAATGCTTATTGGTACAGGTGGGGGCGGTGACTCTACCGCCTTCGCTATGGCCGCCGTTGCGGCTTCTATCCCAGCCAGGATCGGCTGTTGACTTGCCATCGACGATGCGATGCTCGCCAATGACGTTGACAGGCTGTTGAACGTGGCCTTCGTTGGCGCATCCAGTTGGATCTGTATTGGAAACGACGCCATCACGAAGATTATGGTTAGACCTTGAACCACGCATTTGCCGCGGCGCCGTAACGGTACTTGAACGCCGTGCCGGCTGTGCATGCCGCGGCGCTGAATGCGGGCTTCAGTGTGGTTGAGGCCGGGGCCGCGTTTGCCGCGATCGTCAGGTTGCCGACCGTTGTCTGCGTGCAGACCACGACCGCGAACTGGCCTTCGACCGGATTGGCAGGCAATGTGATCGTGTAGGCCGAGGCATCGGTCCCGTCGACCATCAGATACACAACGCCCGGGCCCATGGTCGTGCTAGCGACCGTGGTCAGGTCGACGACCCCTCCCTGCGCCAACTGTGGAAGGCTCATGAACGCGGTCTGGGTTGGGCCCGCCGATGCCCCGCCGGCCGAAGCCGACGTGCCAGGCGTGAACAGGTCGACGATCCCAACCTCGGTCCCGCCAAACGTGCTGGGGCCGGCCGGAACTGTCTGGGCGCAGATTGAGCCGGTCGAGCCTTGGCCAGTGCCGGTGATACCGCCGAGGCTGCCCGTCCCGGTGACTGTGGACGCGCAATAGGAGGGATAGCCAATGCCTGGGAGGGTCTGGAAAGAGCCGCCGGCAAAGGCATTCGAGGAGGCAAGGATAGCAGCGCCGGCCAGCAGGCCGAGCGCGATGGCAGTGCGCTTCATGGTTTCATTCTCCGAGGGGACGAGCTGGACCGCGCACTGAACGCAGCGCGTTTTACGCTTTAGGGGATGGGTGGGATGCCGCTACGCTGGCAAGCCCTGATCACTCAGGGTTCACGCTCACCACCTGTCGGAGTACCCACTCTCCGGCCGGATGAGACGCTGTCCAGCGAGCGTAGCGGCAAACTGAAAAAGGGGGCGGCCCTGGTTTCCACTCGGGAAAGAACTTCCACGCCTGATAAATTCTTCCGGCGGGCGTCCGCACGAACCAATGCCCCCTGTAGTAAAACAGCCTGAGATTCATTCACGCGCCCTTGGGCTTGGTGAGCACGAACCAGAAAGTGTCATTTGGGCGCTGCCGGTGCAGCTCCGCGAGCACATGCTGCTCGACGAAATTAGATGGCGGGGTTGTCTCGAAGCATCGGATCTCGTGGGTTCCGGCTAGCATTGCGCAGAACGTGATCAGGGGCATCATGGCTGCATCTCCCTCTTAGATGCACTCTTTGTTGCACACTTTTCTCAGGGAAGTCAAGAAAAATAGTGCAAATAGTGCTTGACACGATCCATAAACAGTGCGATAAACAGTGCATAAGAACAGAGCAAGCAGATGTCTCTCATGATCAACTCCCCCCGTATCCGCTGCCACAAGGCAACTGACGGAACTTGGACCGCCACGCTCTATATTGAAGGCCGCTGGCATGCTCAGATGCACGGATTCGCGTCACAGTCGCAGGCCCGCAATGCTATCCAAGCGCGATATCTATGATCAAGGTCGAGGACATCGAGGCGGCCCGCGAATTTGGGCCCCCGACTTGGTACGCCTATCTGGTCGTCCACCCCGTGACGAAAGTTCCGCTTTATGCGGGGATCACGGCAAGCATCACGGGACGTAGCGCGCAGCACATCGCACCTAGCAGTCCCGTCCGCGCTATCTTGGGTGATCTAATACCAGAGATCGTTGTGGTAGGGCGGTACGAGACCAAGGACGAGGCAATAGACCACGAAATCAGGCTAATCAACGAAACACCCAATTTGCTCAATCAAATCAGCAGTCGCGCCACAGGAAGGCCGAGGCTGGGCGAGGAACACAAGACGATCGAAGCTAACCGACCGTGGGAAGAGCAAGGAATCTCTCGCCGCACTTGGTATGCAAGGCGCAGGAAAGAGAAGAAAGTTCATGAGCAGAGCGAATAGGTGTTGACGCGGCGGATAAACAGTGCAATAAACAGTGCATCAGAACGGAGCAAGCAGATGACCACTTACGTTGAAGACTGCGCAGGCAAAAAGGCTGATTACCGCGTCTATTACCGAAAAAACGGCAAGCTGAAAGTGTTCTTTGACGCCATGTTTGCCTCCTCACCCGAAGAGGCAAAAGCCTTGATGCTTGGTTTTGCCAAAGAGCTTCGCATGAAGGTCGAGATCATTGGCGTTAAGGCAGAAGCAAGCAGATGACCATCCAACGCCTTCGCCTAGCAGACACATTCAAGCGCACCTCCCCGTTCGCGTGGCTGGCCTTCCAAGCCGTTCGCCCGCTGGTTGAGGGCTATGCTTATCGCCTCATCCAGTTGGAAGAGATGAGCAAGGCAGTCGACGCTGGCGTAGTTTTCGGCTGAAGGAACAAGGGAAATGACGGACGAGCAATTTGAAACTATCATGACCTTGCTGAAACAGATCGAACGGCGTCTATGGGCGCAGGAAGCGCGTGCCAACGGACTCGTCCCCGCGACCCAAGAATTCGCATCTCATATGCAGCTCGCGGCAAGGGTTGAGCTAGGCATCTCACGCCGCTTACAGCTAGCGGCACAGAAAGAGAAGGAGCAAGGGAAATGACTGATTTCTTTGAGAAGGTGAAAAAGCTCAACCAAGATCCGGCTTACATCCGCGACACATTGGATCGGCTGGAGAAAGCTAATAAAGCCAAGGAGGCGCGCAAGGCGCAATTCAAGCTCGGACCCCCAGTGATAATTAAGAGCGGCCCCGTGCGAATGGTCCCGCCGCAATATCGCAAGGGAGGTTCGCACAGCAGATAAATAGCGGGGGTTCTAACCCTTCGCCTTAGCCAGCAGCGCTCTAACCGCTGCGGCCCGTTCGGCATCGGTAAACGTAATCCGGTGCTCGATCGGTTGCTCCGGATCTCCTGCGACGATCTGAGGAGCCTTGCCCCAGCCTCGATCTAGAATGGCCTGAGCCGCGCCAACTCGGGCTGCCGCCGGCTTTGAACTATCCTTTACGATTGATTTCAGGGCGTTTATTGCATCTGCGGTACATTCCTTTGCCGCAGCTTTAACGTCCTGAATTGCCTGTTTGGCAATTACCGTTGCCAGTTCATTTGCCGGTTTCTTCGGGCGTCCATTTGGGTTTGGGCTCTTCTGTCCTGGCTTGAAGGATGTTGAGCGCTTACCGCCGCGAGGCATCGGAAATCCGCCATATAGGCCACAATCGGGCCAACTCAGAGAGGCAAACGCTCTCCATGAAGCAACCTTGATAGCTGGCAATCCATCGGCCGCGTTCGTAATGGATGTGAGGCCGCGTAAGCCTCGGTCCATGGCCGGCGCCGAGCCCGCTTGCGTAGAGGAGAGGCTTCATTCCATACCCAAGGCGATGGCACGATCATAAAGGGCCAGGATATCTTCCTTGGTGGTTTTCGGCCAGTCACTGTATTGCGTGACGGCTCCCCAGCCAGGAGGTAGGGCCTTAAAGAGAAGCCTTGCTTCCGGTGAGTTGAGTGTCGGCGCTTGGATCGCTCCCAAAGCGCAAAAGCGCTTGCCATCCTCCGAAACCATGGCTCCACGGCACAAGCCGCCGCGTACAATCCTCTCACGCCCGGCAAGCAGATTCAGGACAGTCTGAGGGATAGTCTCGTGCTTCATGGCCAGCCCACGATAGGGATGAGGAGAAAAAGGGGGAGGCTCACAGGGGAGCGCTCATGGTCGGAGACGGTGGAGTTGCGGGACTGCAACAGTCCTTGACAACTATCGCCCACCACTCCCGGAACGGAGCGAGAAAAGCCGGTATCTGATTTTCGAACGGGTGTCAACGAGGTTCCAGCAGAGATTTGTGGAGCATGGCGAGCCAATTTCCCTCGGCACCAAGATCCTCGCCTACATCTGACCACATCTCCGGAGTCACCGTCTTAAGCGTGCGGAGGACTTCGGCAAGGATGGCGCGAACGTCACTTTCATCACCATAGGCGCAGCACTCCGCCACCAATTCCTCATACGCGCTCATGCTAACTCCAATGCGCTTGGCTTCAGGGTTGTGGATGTCCGGCGCCCAAATAGATCCAAGTCAACCCGGATACCGGCCTTCGAGAACGCCTCGACTAGGCCTTGGAACCCAGTAAGGGGCCCATCGCCGATTCGGACCGCGTCGCCTATTTTGAATGTTCGCGCCCACGCTGGGATCTTCGTTTCGTCCCATTTGCCGTCGATTTCTGCCTCGTTGATGGCGCGGACCGCCCGTTGATCAAGCGCCCAAGGGCCAGCCGAATCGCCGATGATCTCGCTGATTCCGTCATGCACCCATGCGGAGAGAGGCTCCTCGACCTCACCGACGAACAGATACCGGCCGAACACCGCGGTTTGATGTATTCTCTTCCGGCGCCCTACCCGTGCGCGCGCCTGATAGACCGTCTTCCGGCCGAGTGGGCAATAGGCCACGAACCCGAGCTCGTTCAGGTCGAGCGCCACGCCTCGAGCCATCTGCGGTCGGCAGACTGCGACCACCCAGCGGCGGACCTCATCCATCGGAAGGGCTCTAGGCGCCACAAGGACGGGGGCAGGAAGCTCATGAATGCCTGTCTGGCGGCTACCTATGCCGGATATGGATCTTTGCGCCCTGGCGGCCCGCGCTAGCGATCCTGGGTCCATTCCAAGGGCGCGCGCCCGCTTGCGGAGCACCTCGAGTTCAATCTTGCCCATTGGACTTCTCCCTCTCGGCAAGTATCGCGTCGGCAGCTTCGTAAGCTTTTTTCGCAAGAAACTCGGCGCTAGATGGAGATCTGGAGGCCGGAAGTCCGATTAGGCCGCATAGCGCCTGCCCAGCGAACCAGTCGCGGATCGTCATGCCTTCGTGGGCAACCTCACCCATGCTGCCGTGCGACGGGAACGCAGGCCCTCCATCATCAAGCTCAGTCTTGCCCATGATCGTCTTCCTTCGGCGCGAGGATGGATTTCAATTCGGGTGAGATCGTTAGCGGCGTGGCTCCGTATTCGGCCATCGTCTCCCCGATCGGGCGAAAGTCTGGCCTTCGCTTGGCCCGCAGCGGCTCCAGACCTTTGGCCAACTCAGAGAACAGCCTGGCAACGCGGAACCGCATCAGAGGATCTATACGAGGACTGCGCCTGTCCTCCTCTTCTCTCTCTCGACGGTCCTTGAACCTCTGCGACAGGATGATTTGCTCATCGGTGAGCGCCGCCGACGTATTGCTGGATTGGGGGGATTGCTTTTCGAATTTCATCGTAGTTGCCCTCGAGGATCTTCAGCGCGTTTGTGGGATTGTTGATCCAGTCGAACGTGCATGGCGATCGGCCCTTGTCGCCGCGCAGGAAGGGACTTCCCCTTATTTTGGCGAAGATGCGTTCGTAGTTCTGAGCTTCGCGAATGCGCGCGAGAGCGGAAACCTCTCGTGGGCTCCCGGCCTTGATTTCCTCGATCTGGGGCAGGCCAAGCTCGCCAGCTAGGGCGTTCCATTGCTGGCCAAGCTCTCGTAATCGAGAACGAGCATTGCCTAGCTTCGCCTTCTCGATCTCGATCTTCAAATTGATGGCTGGCGGCTTGCCGTCAGCAAGAGATGCGTCAGCATCTCTAATGGTACTGGTACTAGGTACTAGATCAGGCGCGAGGGTTCGCGAGGGTTCGCGAGGGTTCGCGATGGTTTCTGATTTATCCGGAGGATGAGGAAGCTTTGACTTAGAAGGATGGTCTATTTTCTGGTGTTTGCAGAAATTTATCACCTGTAGGTAGGCGCTTCCTTCTACCGTATACCTCTGGATGCAATGTTCTCGTTCAAGCTCAGTAAGCCATCCTTCGATAAGGCTCGGTGCATCATCGTCGAAGGGGAAAAGAAGGCTCGCGAGCATTCGCGAGGATGCGCGAGACCTACCTTCGTCGTCGACTTGGGTCCACAATTGGATGAACAAAAGGCGTGCATCCCGGGACACTCGCCCCATGCTCTCGGACTGCTGGAACTCGGGCTTGATGGTGCGAATGCGGCTCATGCGGAGCCAACGTAAGGATGGGCGGCATAAGCGATCCTCACGACTATCCCTCAATCTCAGCGATAAATTCCTTCGGCAGGCGCGATCGCCACGACTGCAAAAGCATTAGAGTCAGTGTCGCGGCTTTCAGCCCAGGCTCCAGATGCTCCCACTCCTTGGGCTTCATACTTGGATTGCCGCGGCGCATGGCATGGACAGCGGCGACATCGACGGCTGACGTCTGTGCATGAAGGGAGGCTTTCATGTCTTCGCCTTCAACTCAGCATCGATCCGCGCAGCTATCCAACGGACACAGGGAACCGCCCAGCTATTGCCGAGGGCTTTGTAGCGAGGACCGTCGGGACACTCTTCGGCGGGCTTACCTCGCCAAGGGATGCGGGTATAATTGTCAGGGAATCCCTGTAATCTTTCGCATTCTTTGGGGGTAAGGCGCCGCACGGCCCATTGATGGATTGCGAGTGTGGAATCTGTCTGATTTTCGCGAACCGTCGCAGCAACATCGTCTGCGTCTGACCACCAGCCAGCCCCCGAACTAACGGCAGCCGCCACATAGCTCCGGCTTGACCCACCGCTTGCGGCGCGAATGTTGGCGGTATCGTGCGGCCCCTCGAATTGCGCCCCGCCCTCGCGCCCGCGCATGTCGAAGGCGACGGCATGTGCTTGGGTGGTCGATAGCGTTGGACTTATTTCCCCAAACGTATCTGCGCTACCTTTGTTGGCCTGCATATCAATGCCGCCAATGTAGGCAACGGCGATGCTATGCCCGTCCGTATCGAGCGGGCCGCTCATGTCGCCGTATTGGAGGACATCGGATTGGCGCGCGTCGAAGGCGATGGCAGGCATAACGCCAGCGTTCGCATGGCTGCGCGTGAAGCCGCCAGCGCGCAGCGTCGGCGCCAAGTCGTTCTGCGCATCAGCGCCGTCGTCTTTAGCCGTGAAGCATATCGGCACAATCGGCGTGCCGCGCCCCGTGCCGTCCTCCGTACATCCGTCGCTCTTGGTTAGTGCGTGCGTGCGCTCTCCCGTCGCGCAGGGGATGAGCAGAATACCGCGCGGTGATGGCTTTGACGCCAGCGAGGATGGCACGGGATCCGCGGCATGGGCACTCTGAGCGCGAGCGCGCAGGGTGTGAGCAACGAGGTCAGTGTGGTCCCGGTCATCGCGGGCCTTCATCGTCGATGCGGTGCCGTCGATTTTGTACTCGCTAAACGACACCATGCGGGCGGCGACGGCTAATCCTCCCCCAAGTTCAAAGTCGGTCCCAAGTCTGCCACCGCCCTCAGTGCGCGCGCTAGGAGTTCCGGCAATTCCTTGCCCCGCTTCTCGGCTCGGCGGAGAATCCCGGTACATGCCTTGGGACTCAAATAGAACCGCTGCGGGATCGGCCCCGTTTCCAGGATCGTAGACAACGAACAGACGCGCGCGTCGTTGGGCCAAGCCGAAATATTGAGCGTCGAAAACCCGCCATGCCGCCCGGCCGAGAGGCCCGGCAACCATGCCGACACCCGGCCATCGTGTGACATGCCCCTCTTCGAAAGCGACTTCGTTTCCATCGTCGTCAGGTTCTGTTCCGGCGTCTCTCCATCTCCAGAATTTGTTGGATTTTCCGTGCGCAGGTTTTGCGACCGGCTCGATGGGACCATCTCCCCCGACAAGCGCTCCCAAGAGACAGCCGAAGGCGTTGTCTTTGGTCGATAGTGTTCCTGGGACATTTTCCCAGAGGGCATTCCGCAATCCATGAGATCCAGCAAGTTCATGAGCAAGCACCGCAAATGCGAGAGTGAGATTTCCGCGCGCATCAGCGAGCGACATGCGTTTGCCCGCGACCGAGAACGCTTGGCATGGCGTCCCGCCGCAGAGAATGTCCACGATCGGTGGTAAGAGCGCGATCTTCGTGAAGTCGCCGAAGTTAGGCACGCCATTGCCCGTTAGTGGCTCGTCGGGCATGTTTGAGCCGTAGTGATGCGCGAGCACCGCAGATGGGAAAGCCTCTATTTCCGCGAAGCCGACGGCGGTCCAGCCAAGCGGAGCGAATGCGACTGAGGCCGCTTCTATTCCGCTGCAAACGGATAGGAAGCTAATTCCCACCGCCCGCCTCATGCTTCATCCTGCGGACGAGCGCCGCAGCTTCGAACTCGCTGATTGTCGGATCGCGATAGATATCGGCGAGATCGGCAGGAACCCAGGCCGGGACGCGACGCAACTTAGAGCGCCGAATGTGGATCGTCCTGCCCTTCGCAACCTCCGCCAGAGTCTCGCGCCGCTCGATGATCCAATCCGCCAATTCACCAAGCAGGCGGGCGCGGACCGGTGGATGCTTGACGCGATGAATGTGGAAAAGTTTGCGCGCCGCCGTCGCCTCGATCTGCGAGAGGGCGCGAACGGCGTTGGCTTGGCGAAGATAGTCGTGTCGTTCCCGCCGCCCGCGCTTAAGGAGTTCCTCGACATCTGGCGGGACCGGAGCGATCTTGCGTTGCTCTCGGTACAGTTTGGCGCGGATGGCATCGGGAGAGGGCTCGTGGGCGGTCATGCCGCGGCCTCGCGCCACGACATGCGCCTAAGCTCTATCGGCCCAGCGCGCTTTCCTGGCTCAAAGACGAACCATGCGAACGGGGCGCAGCTATTGCCGTTCTTTGGGCCTTCCCAGCCGTCCCGGTGCATCATTGGGAGGCGTTCGATCCCCGCCCAAACGCGGCGCAGATGTGTGTCGATCAAATCCTTGCGGCCCGAGCCTTCAAGCGTGGCGAGGCGCAACAGGACGACCACCTTGCAGCCGAGTGCGAGGCCATGCCGGATGAATTTGTCCTGAATTTTGTAAGGAGGATTGGTGACGATGACTGAGCGCAGTGGGCTCTCTTCCTTCAGAAAGTCCCAGCCTGTGTGAACGCCATCATGTCGTCCCGGATAGTCGATGAGGTCACAAGCGAGGACCGGGATGCCGTTGGCCTCAAGCACTCTCATGATTGCGCCGCGGCCGGCACACGGCTCCCATACGTTTTCGCCAGGGGTTAGCTCCCCCGTGCGGATGAGTGCCAGCGTTGCGCACGCTGGCGTTTCGTACAGATCATTGCCGCGATCCGCGAAAGAATGCCGTTGCATCACGGCGGTTCGCATTGTGCTCACCCGATGCTCGCGATCTTCGAGGTGATCATGCGGATGACCGGATGGCCGGCGTATTCGTTTAAGAGATTGCCGGTCGTCTGAAGCTTGGCGCGAAGGGCCTCGTTTTCAGCCCGGAGAGAGACCAGTTCCCGGCGCAGGGCCATATGTTGACGCATGTAGGCGCGTCGGGCGTCCGTGTTTGGATAGGGATGGTGGTGTTCGGTAGGATCGTAGCCCGGGGCGCTATGGTTTAGCTTTCTGTGGTCAGGCATTTCACAACCTCATTTGGAACAACTTGCGGGTTGTAAGTTTCTCTTGACAACATAGCGATATTCGCTATTCTCGCGCCGAACGGCGGAACTTATTGATCCACGCCAATATCTTGTGATTCGGACGGAAGAAGGTCTTCAGCGCTGATGGGAACGCCCAATTGTTCCGCCGCTCGCAGGATGGTTCGATGCAGCGATTGAGGAATCTGGCCGCCGGTGCCGCCTACGCTTCTCGGGCGTTTCCAGTTCGAGACTCGGGTGGGGTGGCGACTGACAATCTCGGCAACCTTGGATGTGCCGCCCAATTTTTTAACGATCGACGAAGCAGGTTCCATAGCGATATTGTCTAGCGACCAGCGCTAGGTTTGTCAAGCCGCCGTAGCGAATCGGACTAATGTCTGATGAAAAGGTATGTGCTATCTTCACCCATGTTTGCCGGGTGGGTGAGAGCGGCAATCGCTAAGTTCGGCACCCAGGCCGAACTCAGTCGGCGCTTGTCCGCATTGCTAAAGCGAGAGATTCATGCTGCGGCGGTCAACAAGCTCGCCAGCGGGAAACGCGCGCTGGCCGCCGACGAAATGCTCGCCATCGCGCAAATTGCTGATTATCCGGTGCTTATTTCATTAACGGGGGACACATTGGACAAAAGCAACGGTCAGAGATCCACCTTCAACGAAGATCACCTGATCAGATTATTTTCCTATGCTCTACAATGGAGAGGACTTGATGCTGGGGCCGCTCGAAACCTAGCTGCATCTCTATTAGAAGCCGCCCGCAATCATCCTGATCGGACAGATTCTGTGCTAAGTGATGACCAACTAGAGACGGTTGCTCGCGCCTTAGTAGCTGCACTCGGGTCTCAACGGCAGCAATAAGAAAACCCATCATTCCCCCGCCTGATTGCATGTCGTTTTTCGCTTATCTTTTGAGCGCTAGCCTGCCACCGACCAGCCGCTGATTCCGGCTCTCGCATAGGTCTTTCTACCTATACGTTAGGGGCGACGGCTGTCAAATCACGCATTTTTGATCTGCCTCCACAGATGTGTGGTGGTCTGTGGATAGCGCAGATCGCTGTATTTTATCGCTTGACAAGCTAGCGAATAACGCTATGGTGGTTCTCGTTCGAAGCGCTTTTCTCCCCCTAGTAAGCGCAACGGACACCGGGCCGCCTGCTAGCGTCCTCCCCAGACCGGCGGCCCGGTTCTTTTTCTTAGGGAGAGGGAGAGGGCCATGAAGATCAAAACGTCATTCGATTATCCGCCCATTCCGGTTCGTTCATTCGATTGGAGCGCGATTGACACCGACACTTATGATGGCGATCCCCGCAGCCCAATTGGGTATGGGGCGACAGAACAAGAAGCAATCGGTGATTTGCTCTCGCAGATGGAAGAGGACGCTGAAGCCTCTTACGAGCAATCACTAAGCTATTTCAACCGCTACATTGCGGGGGATCGGTGATGCCGCACCGTGATCAAAAGACCTTCGATGAAGGATGGAAAGCGTGGGGTGATGGGGCCGACGCCGACGAGAACCCTCATCCGTTCGGGGCCTACGAACACCGCGCATGGCTCGATGGCTGGATGGCCGCCGAAGAGGATTTCGAGCATCAGGAGTCCGAACGCGACGACTACGGCGATCGCGCAGACTTTGAATACGACCGTAACCGTTGATCCCCAAAGCAAAGAGGAGGGCATGATGGCCGACCGATGGAGAGAATTTAAGCGCAACCCAAGCTTCATTTTCAAGCCGTGGATGAAGACGGTCGATGATCTTCAAGACCAGATCGCGGAGCTGATCGCGGCGGTGAAGGAAGCCGAGCGACAACTTCAATATCTCGACGAGCGCTGGCCAACCGGGTCCACTCCGGTAGTGCGCACCCGCATCAACGCCGTCATCGCCAA